CAACATATTGAACTAAGCCATTAGCGTTTGATACTACTAGTTGACCCGGTTCTAGCGTTGCTAAAATTTCTTGAGCCGGTCTTGTTTGTTGTGTTATGTTTTCTGCGGCTGTAGGCTCTCGTATAACACCATCATTGGACAATGGTTGCTCCATCGTTACATCCGTATTACCTAAACCTTCATCAACTACCATTGCGGCATTTATGTCAGCTTGTGGTGTTATAACATCTTGTATGTTTCCATCCGGATAAAGTTCTCTAATAAGACCAGCAAGCTCCATTGCATCTTCTACGTTACCAGCTTGGTCTGCTGAGTCTAAAGCTTGTATAAGTTGCTGGTATGTTGGTTGTGCCATACTATTGATTACTCTGTTGATTTAAATATTTATTTACTAATTCACTTGCTCTATCTGTAGATATTGTATCTGCTAAAAGAGGTGGTGCATAAGGGTCTAAAGCTGTAACTTCAACTGCTTCTAATTTTCTTTGCGAATACGTTTGGTAATTATCGTAATAACCGTTTCCTAGTCTTTCATTGTATTCTTCAAGAACTTGTCTTGAATATTTACGTCTGTAATAAGTCATTTGTTCTAAAGCCGCTTTAGTCATTTTCTGTTCACCAGTCATAACTCTAATTAAGAAGTCTCTTTCTGCCGGCGTATCAATACCACGTGCGCCAATACCTAATATTGCAATCATTCCAAACACATCACTACCTAATAATGCTTCTAGAATTTGCGTGTCTGTTGCTGATGCATACGCTTCTTCACTACCAGTAAATTTAGCTAATAATTCATCCGCTCTTTGTTTTAAACCTTGTAACGCACCTAAGTTTGGGTCTCCTTTTTGTATTACACCAAGAATTCTATCTAATTTAACAATTGCTTTCTTAGCGGCTCGCATAGCTTTTATATCTGCTATATCTTCTTCTGCTGTTAAGCCTTGTATTTTGTCGCGATATTTGTCTTGATTATCACCCTTGTCAGCTAAGTCAATGTCAATATCTACACCTTGTCCGCCACCATAATTTATGAAAAACTTTTCATACTCAGGAGTACCCGGTTTTAATCCAGCCGCACTAGCTCGAAATTCCATAGTTTTTATAGCATCTGTCTTGCCATCGTCAGGTTGAACTCCCATTATAAGTTGTAAGCGTTTTTCTTGTAATTCTGCATTCTTCATGCCATTTTCTTGCGCGAATAAAGTTAAATTGTTCCAATCCTTATCAAATTTTGATTGGTCTTTTTTTGATATACCAAACATTTCTAACATATTAGGACTAATTTCTGTGTTAGCCGCATCAGCCTCTTCTTTCATTCTTGTATACAAAGCTGTTTTTTTCTCGAAGGAATCTAAAGTAACAGAGACTCCTAATGCATTTTCAGTACCAAATTTACGTTGTTCATCAGTTAAATTGTAAGGATTAGCTTCGTCATTAAATATTCCAAGTAATTCTTGGGTCTTACTTACTGTAGGCTTTTTCATTGCTTCTTTCACAGCATCCTTGCCAGTCAGAACACCTTGACGTACTAAATCTGCTAAATCAACTCTACCATTTGGGTATAGTTCAGATTTCATGTTCAAAAGGGCATTTACAGCATTTGTCAATGCGGCTTTAGAGCTTTTGTCTTTATCCATAGCGGCAAGTCTTGTCTCAAAGTTAGCCGCCATTTGAGCATCAGGTTCAAAACGTAAAGTATTAAATCCTTGCCCCATTCTGTAGACTTCTTCTTGGCTCATACCTTGAAATAAAGAATTACTCATGCTAGACATAACATTTCCAAGACCCATGCCCATGCCACCACCTTGTGGCGATGCTACTGGTTGCTCATCTTCTTTGTCTGCAAGACCACTTAAACCAAGAATACCCATTATGCCTAATGCTCTATCACCTATACCAGCCATTACTTACCTCCTGTATAGCTATTAGTCATTGCTGTTAAGTAATCAAATATTCCATTTTGTTTAGTCTCTTGCTTAGAAGTAGTACCTACGTTAGGAGTTTGACCAAGCGCTTGATTAACATATCCAAGAGTATTAGCACCTTGTCCTGTATATCCGCGAAATTGAGCTTCAGCCGCTTGCATAAGAGCTTGTTGCATTGCTTGTTGTTGAGCGCCTTGCATAGCCATGTTGTTGTTGACTGTCTGCCCCATGTTAAATCCAAGATTAGCAGTCTGACCTAATTGATTAGCCGCTCCAAGTCTTAATTGATTACCTTGTAATCCAGCATTTTGATTTGCCAATGAAGCTTGCAATTGATTCTGTATATCTTGTTGTCCAGCAGATTGATTAGCTAATTGACCTTGCATACCAGCTTGTTGATTAGCTAGTCCGGCTTGCAATGCGTTACCTTGGTTAGCAAGTTGCCCTTGCATTCCGTATTGTTGGTTCATACCTTGCGCTTGTAATGCATTCTGTTGATTAGATAAAGCAGAATTTTGACCCATGCCTAAAGCTTGCATTCTATTTGCTTGATTAGCTAGTTGTCCTTGCATTCCGGCTGACTGATTCATACCAGCCGCTTGTAGTGCATTTTGTTGGTTTGCTAATTGACCTTGCATACCAGCACTTTGATTCATTCCCGCCGCTTGAAGCGCGTTTTGTTGATTTGCTAAACCAGCTTGTATTGCATTTTGTTGGTTAGCTTGTGAGGCTTGTAATCCAGCGCCTTGATTAGCTAATTGACCTTGCATGTTAGTATTAATATCAAATTGACTACCAGCTTGGTTAGCCATTTGAGATTGAAAATTATTAGCTATATCTTGCCCAGCCATTGCTTGTGCATTTTGATAACCAGCTTGTCTAAGTCCAGCAGAAGATTGTGCTAATTGTGCCGCTACACCTCTACCCATTTCACCCATAGCTACACCATGTCTTGAGCCTCCAAAGCCTCCAGCCGCTTGTGCCTGTGCGCCTAACATGTCTAATCCCATGTTTGCACCACGTAAGATGTCAGTCTCATTAGCTTTAATTACTGAGTCTGTGTAAGGGTTCATGTAAGGAGTCATTGATGTATTACGCATCATTTGAGCTTGTACTTGCGGAGTTAATGCTTGTTGACCTATTTGTTGAGCCGCAATATTTGAGCCAGCAACATTAGTACCAGCAACATTGTTTAATGCCGCATTTACATTTGTGCCACTTACGTTATTTGGATTAACATTACTACCAACATAATTAGCATTGACATTAGAGCCTGTTACATTATTTAAAGATGGGTTTACATTTGAGCCAGCTACACTTGTTGGATTAACTGAAGCGCTTGTTCCAGCTACACCTACTTGACTAGGCGTGTAAGCCATTCCAGCCGCCGCTCCTAATCCAGCACCTTGTATGCCTTGAGCCGCTAGGCTGTTAATATTTGGTGGGGTTCTTTGACCTCCGGGTGCTTGTCCAGCCATCAGCGACCTCCGTATGATTTATTATTCGGATTTTTGTATGTACCACCTTTGCTCTTATAAGTTTTTTGTGAAGCATACTTGTGCTTTGTAGGTGTTTTGGTTGCTTGTACGTTGTAATTATATTTTGGTGCTGATGTGCCACTATTTATTCCAGCTCTTGACATATTTACACCACCAGTTGAGCGCTCGTCTTGACCGGTATAACCTTTGGTATTTGCACCAGTTTTAACATTTGCATAAGTTTGTGCCATTCGTTGTGCTTGAGTTTGCGGTTGTACGCCACCTCTAGGAGTAATTCCTCCACCGCCGCCACCACCACCGCCGCCACCGCCATAGGATTGTGGTGCGGCATTTGCTGGTACAGCATTACCAAATAATGAGTCATAAGCGTCTACAGTATCACCGTAGTTCGCTTTTAAATCTGTCATAGCTTGGTCGTACAATGGCATAGAGCTGTAACCTTTCATACCATTATCGTATGTAGTTGGAGTTGGCATACCCGCCATTGCATCTGTAGGTGCAAGTAAACCAAATGCTGAAGCCGCGTTTGCATTGTTTTGAAATGCCATTTCTTGATTTGGGTTAAATGCCGCCACTTGAGGCCCATAGTATGGCATGTACTCAATTTGTTGTAAGGCTTCTGCACGTTGCAGATTTCTATCTGCTGGCCCTCTTATAAACTCAGGTACTGTTGTCTCTGTAGTTGTTTTCTTTCCTCCACCTTTACCGCCGCCACCTGAACTCATGTCAAAACTCCTTTGCTAATATTGTAAGTTGTTCTTTCCACCCTTTAGATTCAAGAACACGTTTCCATCCTTTCCTACCGGCTATTGACATTCCATCACAGCCTTGTAATTTTCCCCATTCCATTGCACTATCATGCATGTCTGTAATCTGTTTAATTCCGTAGCCTTTATCTCCACCGGCTAAGAATACGTGTAGCACTTTCTTATTAGGATACACTACAATCTCTGTAACTGCACATCCGTTTGACCCCATCCATAACTGCATGTGACCACTTATAACCCCATCTACTATGTCTTTAAAGTCATGAGTATCACCGCCTTTATTTAGCGCTGACATAATCCATTCCTTACCAGTCATTAATTGTTCTTGTATATTCATGGGTCGTATTTTAATTTTACCCAAGCACCATTCTTGGATACTACTACTGCATTTTGAGCTTCATCCCACATTAATACTCCATCTTCTGTAGCTTTTGCTGTTGCATCATAGTATTGTAATTTGTTGCGTGTGCTAGATAAAAATGTGATTAATCTTTCAGCCCATGGTTTCCAATTACTTCCTAATGGTGGTGGTGGCGTGGCAATACTCATCGTCTACCACCAGGATTTGCATCTATTCTCATAATTCCTGACCGCCAATTATCGTTTCCTACACCTTGTATTTTAACCCTAACTTGTCTTCCTGTAAATCTAACATCTGTTGGGTTAGAAAGAGAAAATGCACCATGTACTGTTTCTGTGTCATTAGGATGAAATCTTGTTTTAAATGTTACAGCTACTTGACCTTGTGTTCTTTCGTCAGGTATCAGTTGATTTACTTTCATAATACTATCACCATTACCAAGAGTTATAGAGCCGGATTCTGCATAAGGTTTTTCTGAGCCTGTGTGCGTGTACCCAGTTTCTTGGTTATAAAGATTACCACTTGCATCTGCCCAAATAGGGTTAGTAAATATTCCTTCGTCTACGCCAGCAGTTCTGCTTAATTCACCAGTCGCCCAATGCCCTTCTTGATACGCAAGCGTTACGTATCTGTCATTTTCTGTTGAACTGGCTGAAGGATAGAACCACCATATTTCTCCAAATTGTGAATTGTGTACCGCATATACTTTGCTTACTTGTGAAGGATTTAAATCATCAAACACATAGTCAGCTACTTCACAAGCAACTTCTGTAGCAGTAGAGCCATTAAATGTAAAGAAACCTTTCTTACCCATCCAAAATGCGCCTTCATCAATTGCTACTGCGGCTTTTCTTGAAGCAACACCACAAGCTGTACCAACTCTTTGAAAGCCATATACAAATGGCGCTCCTGAGTATGTAGCAACGTGTGCATCAGTATCAGTTAATATTAAGGTAGCACCTCTCATTCTAATACCACACATAATCTGACCATTAGTTTGTAACTCCATATCACCAGCTTCGTTTGTAGCTGAAGCTGACCATACTGTATTGTTTTCTTTATCAGACCAAGCAACTTTACGTGGATTACCACCAGCACCAAGACAAAATACAAATCTTTCTTCTGTGACTACCATTGCATTGTTATTTACAGGAGCGTTTGAAACAACTGCCGCATTTGCATTAGGATTATTTTGCCACTCTAACAACTTACCATCAGTTGATGACACAGCAAGTAAATATTCTCCCCACGTATCTAGTGACCAAGTAGTTGCTTCTGCAAAAACGCCTGAGCTTGTTGGCGCACGACCATAATTAGTTCGACCATAAAAACCACCACCAAAAGCTAGATTAAGTGCGCCACTAACTGTGCCTGATGTAAATCCTGAAGAGGGTGTGATGTCAGCTACTGCTAGTGAGGGGTTCACA